GCCGCCTGAAATCGTGACAGCGCCAGCCGCGCCATTGGTTGCAGTGGTTCCGCCTTTGATGGATACGTTGCCGCCCCCCGCTGAACTGGCGTCAGCAGGTTGAATAAGGATATCACCGGGCACGGCGCTAGAATTGCCGGGGTCGCCGCTCGAAATAACCGTATTGCCGCCAACGCCCGCCGTCGTGCCAGCACTTGACCCCGTGCCGCCTTTGATAGTCAACGTGGCGCCTGCGCCAGTGCCAGAATTGGCACCGCCCTTGATGATTCCAGGCGTCGCGGTCGATCCGACGATGAGAATGTTATTCGTCTTATCCCACGTCAGATCGGCATCACCGCCAAAGGCGCCGCCGTCGTTAAATTGGATTTGCGTAGTTGAACCGCCCGGCGTGCCGCCACCGCCACCGACCGCGCTTGCAACGTACGTCTTAACCGCCTTTTGCGTCGGCACCAGACCGTCACTATTGGCCGCAAACGTGCCGTCAGTCGAAAGGGTTACAGCACTGTCCTTGATGATTTTCCCGCCCGTGCCGTCGTACAGCGCGAGCGCGTTATCGGTCGCGGAAGTCGGCCCGATTACGGCGCCGTCAATGTTCACTTGCGTAATGTTCCAGTTTGCGCCGACCGTCGCGTGATTGCCTGCCGCCGTACCATCCGTGATGCAGTACAGCGTATCGCCCGCCTCGACGTTCGGCCCCGACGCGCCGCCGATTTTGCCCGCGACGCTGACTTTGTACAGGTGCCCGGCGTCGGCGGCGGGGTAATTGGGATTCCCCGAACAATCGATGATGCCCTTGAAAATCATGACATCGCTTGCGCCGCTCGTCGCGATGGAATCGATATACGCCTTGACCGCCTTTTGAGTCGGCGTGCGCAAATCGCTGTCTGCGCTCAACGTCGTGTCTGTATCTGCGGCCAGCGTCGCGGCGCTGCCAAGGCCCAACGTCGTACGCGCTGCTGCGGCGTCCGCATCGTCAATCAGCGTACGCCCGAACGCACTAAGCACGCCGCTATCGATTGTCCACGTTGCGCCGCTGCCGCTTACGACAACATCGCCCTTATCCCCATCTGCCAGCGCCGCCGATCCCGCCAACGTCGTGCGCTTATCGCTATAGCTCGTGACGCTCGACGCGCCCGTAACGATTTCATACAGCGGCACCTTACCGCCCGTGAAACTCGACGTATTCACGGTAACGGCGCCGGTAGTCGCGTTCGCCTCAACGTAATTCGTCGCGGACGCGGTAAGCGTGACCGTGCCGTTTGCGACCGTGACCACCGCGCCCGATGCGATGATACAGCCGCCGTAATAACCCCATGTCAGGCCCGCAGTAGTAAGCGCGCGGCGCCCGTACAGCATTGCAGGGCTTGCGGCGTCAAACAGCGCGTTTGCCGTCGTTTCCTTTTGGGACTGTGACGCGGAAATCAGATCAAGAATGGTCGTGCTATCGCTCATTGCATCCCCTGTTAAATCGTCGCGCTCGCCGGATAGCCCCGACCGACAACGCCACTTATTTGATAGATCCGCACGCAAATGGACGATTGCACCGTGCCGAAGTCTGCGACTTGCTGCGCTGCCGTGTACGTCACGGCGGGCGCGGTAATGCCCGTAATGGTCCGCACCAGGGCGCCAAACCCCGCGCTATAAATCTCGACCTCGTACGCCTCCACGTCTTCCGACAGCGGCACATCGACGTAATCGCGCCATTCGCCCGACAGCCGCCCGCGCCGAATCCATGACAACAAAAGCGCGCCATCCGAAGCGCGCCCGCCGCCGACATGGGCGGGCGCGTATGGCTTCAACGCCGCGCCGTCGTTTGTAAAGGAACGCGCTGGCGAATCCGCCAATGAAGCGCCAACCGTCACCACCTTGTAAAGCCGCGTTTTACCAATGTCGGCCGTTACTTGCGCAATCCTTTTCAGCGTCATCGGGTGAAGTAAAACGAAACGATCCCCGATGCTATGCGCGCCGATCTGCGCTTCCGTCCCGCGCTGCCCGCGCAGGAATCCGCGCAGTCTGTAAATGCCATCCGAACCAAGCACGGCATCTCGGAAGCACAGCACTTCGTCACCGATCAACGCCGCTTGCGCGCCTTCAAGCATGCCCGCGTATGTGACCGATGAAAGCGCACCGACGTTAAGCGAAATGCTTACCGTATTCAGTTCATCGACCGTATTGCCGCCCGCGTAATCGCCCAGCACATCAAGGGTATATCCCATCGTGGCGCGCGCCGTGAAATTCGCGATTGCCTGATAGGTTGCGCCGTCATCGTTCGATTGAAACAGGACCGCGCCGCCCCAACTATCCGCCATGCTTGACGCCGCCGCGTAAAAACCGGGATCGTTATCAACGTCCCGCAATGCGTTGATATTCATCAGAAAAGCTCCAACAACGTTACGCCCGGCTGAGACACGGTTTTATCGCTTGCTTCGGGTTCGGTAACAACGACGTGCGGCGCGTAATACGCGGTTTCATCGGCCAGCGCTTCGCAGCGCAAAACGCCTTGCGGCGTTGCGTTGACCGCCGTAAGACGCATCAAATGGCCCTTGATAACAACAAGGTCAGTCGGTTCAAGGTACGAATATTTGCGGGGCAGGCTGAATTGGTACGAAAGGCGCTCACCCCAAGAGGCGTGTAAATTGACCTCTGCGACCTCTTGGGCCTTGGTATCGGTCATAACCAACGGCACTTCAATTGTTTTCTCGTCCTGGCTGCCACCAATCAGCCGCCGCGCCTGCCGTGTCCCTTCGTCATAATCGGTTGCCGCCGACAGGTATTTAACCGAAACTGCGCGCGGCAGTTCCATTTCCATGCGGCGCACGGTTTGCAGCGGGTCGGGCGGGTCATTGCCCGGCTCATATGCCCCCAAATCGTTATCAGGAATAACGGTAACGTCAGTGCCGCCACGCTTTACAAATTTGATGATGCCTTGGCTTTCCACCGCGTCGAAATAATAGGCCGGGCGAATAGCGTCAATCGCGGCGCGCACTTCCGTTTGGCGCGAGATCACATATCCGTCAACGATGTCATCGGTCAATTGCGAAACATCATAACGGGATTCCCCGGCGCGTTCGGACAGGTCCGCAATTACTTCTGAAAGCGGGATGCCGTGCGCGGTATATCTAATTTGCGGCTCAACGATAAAAACATCGCCGTTCGGATAACTTGAAACGGCGATACGCCCACGCGGCAAAACCGCTAAATGCGTGCCAAGTCCACCAAACGTTATCGGCGTTCCGTCCGCGTAATTTTGCGGGAATCGATTGTCGTAATAAATACATTCATCGCGTTGCCAATCTCCCGTCGCAATTTTGGAAGGCTTGAAACCGACCAGCCCCATGCCGATTTCCCATGCAAAAATCCGGTCATGGAACGGGTCGTAAACGGAATGCCACATTGAACCAAGCCCGGTCGAACCGACTTCGTGATAACCAGATGTTGGCGTTGCATATGCGGAATCCTGAAAGCTTACGAGCACGTTTGTTTTGCCGCTAGCGAACACGTCCCATTGCGTGGGCTCGGGCGAAAACGAAGACGGCTGCGCGGGGAATGATGATGCGACACCGTAACCGCCCAACGGCGTCAAATAGCCGCCGGATCGCACCCCTGTTGATCCGCCCGTCAATGAACCGCGAACAGGATAAACACCGCAAGGCGGACCGCCACGAACGGGGCAAGTGTTAGCTTGGTTTTGCCAACTCAGATAAGTGTAATTGTTGCCGTTGTACGCAATGCTGAATAACGGGACCGGAACAGCCGTTTCAAAACCGTCAAGCTCCCTGTATTTATCAAAGAAACTAGTATCAATGCCAGTAACAATTACCCAATTTTCAAGCGAAATAATGTTGTAAAACGGCGTAAATTTGACAATGAATTGCGCTCCGCCGTTGTTGTCCCATGCAATTTCAATATCATCAGAATCGGCGGCAAGAATCAGCGTATCAGGATCAACTACTTTGGTAACGGGGTCATAGCGCACCAATTCCCAATAGCCAGCAAGGCTGTTTTTATTCGTCCAATACAGTTTCGCCGTTTTGGCGTCGTAGAACATACGATGAATTTCGGCGCCATTGGTGACAAATTCGGGCGCCGGGTCGCTCATGTAGCGCCCGCCCGGCTGCAATACGGGGATAGGGCAAGTAGATACAACGGCGCCAACTTCAAAGGTCAGAAATGGGAAGCGGTTGCCGTCCTTCGCAAGCGGGAAATCCTCAAACACGACGTAAGCCGTACCGCGATACGCAGGCGCGAATCCCACGCCCTTATCAGCTTCAATCAGTGGGTCGGGCAATTGATCCTCATCGCCCAAATAAATGCGAACGGCGCCGCCTTCCAAAACGACGCCATCATAGACCAATCGTTTTTCAGGCCCGGCCCAAATGCGCGCCACACCATTAACCGGCCCCTCGCAAATCGCAACCGCGAAACTCCCGAAATACGTATAGTTCACGCTCGTTTGACTTGGCCCGCCCTTGCCGCCTTGTTCGGTTTCAGTCGCAACCTCTTTAATATCCATTGCCCAAATAACCGTGCCTTGGAGCGCGGCGGTTCCGTACACGATGGGAATAGGATTGCCATAGACAGAACTTTGCGCCCGCAGGTCTTCAAGGCGCGGGCCGTAGCTCGTGGGCAGTTTGTCCGGCAAGACAATAGCGCCAACCCCCGAACCAATCGCGTAACCATACATTGCCCCTTGCGGGCTTTGCGTGACGACACCGCCAATAATGGCGCCAATGATGCCGCCGATTTGACTACCGCTCATTCAACCCCCGGAAACGCATATGCTGCGACGATGCGCGCCCGCCAATCGTCCGACAGTACGTGTTCAATGACTTTGCGCACGCCCGCATAAGCGTGGATAAGCGACAGCCCGCCGCCGTGGTAATCACCCAAAATCGCCAGATGGCACGGCTCACGCTCAAAAGCCATCAAGACGAAATCGCCCGCCGTGGCATCGTCAAGCGCAATCGGCATCGCGAACATTTCACAGCCTTTTTCAAGTTGCCCGTTTGACGGTCGCAAGCCGTATCCATGAAACTGTGCCACTTCCGGCAACGTCACGAAATCAGCGGGGTAAATGCCGCAGGCGATGCCGACGCCACGAATCAAACCGATACAGTCGCAACCGACATTTTTTTTGCTTCCCTGATGATGAAAGCGCGTCCCCAACCATGCCCGCGCCTCGGTTACTATTTCTGCTCTTGTCGCCATACTTCCCAATCCTCGGAAATCAAACCCGGCTCACCGTCCCAACGTTGGAACGACAGATAAACAGCGCCGTTTTCTTCGGGTTGCCCGTGATGCCAAACCCCCTTGCCAACACGCACAAGGTTTGCCGTAATCGGTCCGCGTTGAAAAGGTTTTACGCTCTTGCCACCGATGACGACATCGGAAGTTGTTCCGCCTAACATCAAATCACAGCTATCGACGCGGTTATGCCGATGCATCGGGACCACGGCGCCGGGCAACATCGTGATTAGTTCAACCTGCCAACAGGACTCACGGAACAACACAACCTCGATTGCGTATTCCCCGAAAACCGTTATTAAATTCAGACGTGGACGAATCAACAGGCGGTCATCGCGCAGCATGTAGCGCGCGAATGCCCGCGACCCGGCAAACGTGGTGGAATCCATGTCCTACCTCAAAGACGATCCGTGCCACCCTGCTTATAAATCGCTTCCTGCGGCAAATCAGGAAAGCCGCGAAAGTTCAGGCCGTTTGCGTGTTTCGTGATGCAATCTTCGACATAGCGTTTCGTACAGCCCGCATAAACTTCGTACGTGTCGCCCTCTTCGATGACCTCATACATTGCATGCGTCAATTCGATCACGCCCGGCGCGCTCCGTTTTACTTCCATGCTGTGGCCCGCGTTCGCGCCGGTCAGAAATGTCAGCTTTGCGCCCGTGAACCAATCCGCCTCTTCGGTACGCGTGGGGTCGTTGATAATGCGGTTTTCATCGACCGTATCAACCTCGCCATTTACCGTGATGGCTTCAAGATCAACCTTGCATCGGGCGTCGCCCAGGTCCGCCGTACATTCTTTTGTAATCAAGCGAACAATCGTGCGCGTGTACGCCTGCAACAGCCCGCGCAATTCGACATTGAATGTCGAACGCCCGCCGCGCACTTCGCCCAGCGTGCCGACGCGCAGGACGTTGCGCCCTTGGGTCAGGTCCGCGTAATTAACCTCGAAAACCTCAACGGCGGCATAGTCCCAAAGTCCAGAATGAATATCGTCATCCGTGATAGCGGGCGACGCTAGGAACCCTTCAACTTCCAGATTATCGGGATTCAATTCCGCACTGCTTGCGATGTCGGACGGCTTATATCCGTTCGCCGCAACGTAAGTGACACCATCAAAAACGATGTCACTATCATGTGTCGTTGCCGCAATCACTTCGCCATGCGTAAGGGTGACTTTCCAGCACGTCGCAATCGTTGTCGTGCCTTGCGCGTAATGCGCCTTCAATTCCGCGCTAAGGTTTTTCATTCTCGGACCTCTTGCAATAGCACGGATGGACCCGCCAAAAAGCGCGAATCCGCCGCGCCGCCCGTCACCAGTTCCCAATCAATCGAATCATCGACAAAATGCACCGGCACGTAAAATTTGCCAGTCCACGAAACGTCCTCGGGGTCGGGATCGCTAAGGATGGTCAAATGCCCCGTTTCGACGTTAAGCGTGTATCCACCCGAACCCACCGGGACATCTTCAACCAACAACACGAAGCCGAACGCACGCGGGCGCGTAATCTTGCGGTCCTTGGTCCGACCGGACCCGGCATGAGAATAACGCTTGTAAAGTTGATAGCCGCCGCCGCTTTCCAGAACAACGCCCGCGCCGTCCGCAACGCTGCTGTCCTTTGGGTCTTCGATCAGAAAACCATAAGCGCCGCCCTCCGTGATTTCGTGCAGCGCCTCGATGGCTTGCCATTGCGCGACGCCCATAGGAGCAATACCAAGTTCATATTGCCGCAGCGTTTGTGTCCAGGCGATATTGATTGACTCGTATCCGTTGTCGGTCGGAACACGCGAGTTAAAGCGCATGTTTTTCCCTCGGACGCCCGCCGCAATAACGTTATTCGGCATCACGACATCAGGCAGGACCGTAATAGGCATTTAGCCGTTCCTCCGCATTGCCAATTGCATTTGCCGCCCCGCCGTCGCGCCGAACTGCATCGCGGTCGCACGCGACGAGCCAGCGGGCGGCGCCACCGTCACATTGAGATAGGTATTCCCGCCGCCGCGCGCCGCCGTGGGCGTGGGCGACACGTCCCCGCCATGCTGCCCAAGCATCAAATATTCTTTGCCCGCGACCGTCAGCAATTCCGGCCCGCGTTCGTTGACCCGGTACAGCCCACCGGACGAAACAGGCCCGCCAATCGCGCGACTACCAGCCGCCGCCGCGACCGCGAGAAAATCCGCTCCACTTTTGGCGCCACTGCTTGCGGCCACGCTCGCCAATGCGGCGGCGGCGGCTGTTGCGGCGGCACCTAGCCCGCCCAGCGCCGCAACGTTCGTTGCCGATGCCGTCGCAATGACGGATGCCGCCGCAGTTTCCGCAGCGGCCAATGCCGCCGCACTCGTTGCCGCCGCAGTGGTTGCGGCGGTTGCCGCCGTGATGGCGGCGGTTTGCGCGGCAAGTGCGGCGCTTGACGCGGCTTGCGCGGTCGCCTGCGCGGATTCGCTCGCGGCTGATGCCGCGCCGCCAACCGCCGTCGTCGCGCCAAGCGCGCCACCGGATGCCAGCCCCGCCGCGCCCGACGTGCCGACCGACGCCAGCGCCGCCGCCGCCGCGCCCGCCGCGCTCGCAAGGCTGGTGATTCCCGCCGTGGATGCCGACACGCTGGCCGTTTGTGCCGTCAGGGCCGTTGTAGAAGCCGTTAGCGCCGCCGTTTGCGCGGCTTGGCCTGATAGCTCACCCGCGCTGCCAAAAACGCTGGTAGCCCCGTTTAACACGCTTGCGGCCGATTTTGTGCCCCCGGCTGCATTCGCCGCGCTGCCGAACACGTTACCAAGGCTGGAACTAAGGCCGGAATTGTTCAACAGGGCATCAACGCCCTTGCCAATCAGGGACCGGAAGCCGATCCGCACAAGGTCCGCGTGAATCGACTGCACCAAATCCTTGAACGTCAGCTTGCCCGTAGTCGCCAGCGTTACAAACGCATCCTCGATACCGCTTAGGGCGTTCGTGAAGGCGTGTTCGGTCATTCCGGCGATGTCTTGGGTTTCGTCGGCGTAGTTGTGCAGCGCTTCCGTCATGCCGGTCAGGGCGTCCGCGTTCTTCTGTTCGATTGCGTTCGTGCGCTCGTCGTACAGGCGGATTTCTTCGCTATACGTGGCTTCGGCAACCTGCAAATATGCGGCGTACTGCTCGTTGGTGATGTCCTTGCGGCGCAGGTCAGAATCAAGCTCGTTTTTGCGGGTCAATAGCTTGTCTTCAATCGCGTTGATGCCTTCCTGCCGATCACGGAATTTTTGACCGCGCCCGGCACCCTCGACAATGCGCGCGTTCTGCCGCTTAATGGTATCGATGTACTCTTGCGCCGCCGCTGCCGCATCAAGATATGCTTGCGTGATTTTGCCCACGCTGGCGGCTTGGTCGCTCGCGGTCAGGTCAAGCGCAATGGCTTCGTTTTCGCGGACCTTGGACAACTTGCCGCGCGCTTCCGCAATTTTCCTTTCGTTCGCCAGCCGCTCCTTGCCGGTCAACTTTTCCTGCTCCATGCGCGCAATCTCGGCGGTCAATGCGCGGGCTTGCTCGTCGGCGTCCAGGCGGATCAATGCCGCCTTGCTTTCGTAATACTCGGTTTCGCTGACAAGGTTGCTTTGTCGGCGCGCTTGCAAAACGCGTTCGGCGTTCTGGTACGTGTTAAGCGTCTTTTCCGATGCCTGCCGGATGATTTCAATATCAAGGTCCGTTTGCGCCTTGCGATCCGCCGTTGCCTTGGCGGCGTTGGCTTTTTCGCTGGCGGCAGGCGGCGTGTATTTGAGTGTCTTTTTCGGCGGCTCTTGCGGTTCCGGCTTCGGCTTTTCGTCAGGTTTCGGCTTCGGCTTGTCACTCGGCAGCGGCGGCTGTGCGGGCTTGTTCAACGCCATGACACCACGCTGAAACTGGTCAAGGCGGGCGCGATCTGCGGCGGCGGCGTCCGCTACTTCCTTGCCAATGTCGCGAATCGCCTTGAAGTCAAGGCGTTGAAGCGCCGCCGCCTGCCGCTTCAAGCCGTCCATTTCCCGCGCGATGGTCCGCACCGTAAAGGCGACATCGGAACCGATCACGGCGAAAGTTTGGAAGACCATGACGGCACCAGACAACGCGCCTTTCATGGTCGCGGTGACAGCGGCAACGGCGTCCTCGTTCTTCGCCAAGTCCGCAAGGTAGTTCGTGAACTTGGTGATTTCAGGGATCAGCTTCACCGCCAGCGCCGACGCCTGCAAACTCAGTTGCGCGCGTACCTTTGCCAACTTGTCGGCGTAGTCGTCGGCTTGCTCGATCTGCTCTTGCGTCAGGATTTTTTGCCGCCCGCCCTCGTTGCCAAGCTCTTTAAGGAAAGACAGCATTTCCTTACCGGACTTGCTAAACAGGGCGGTTGCAACGGTCGCCTTTGCGGACGAATCCTCAAACGAGTTGAACGCCTTGCCGATGGCTTCCAGTTGTTCCGCGCCCGACATCGCTTTAAGGTCTTTGATGTTCAGACCCAGCGCGGCCAGTGCGGCGCCTGCCGCCTTCGATTCATCATCGACGCCCGACAGGTTGTTGTTCAGTTTTACGATGGCGTCGGATACTGCGGTCATTTCCAACCCGCCGACCTTGGCGGACACGAACAGGGACGCGAGATTTTCCGCGCTTTCGCCCGTCTTTTCCGCCATGTCTTGGAAATCGGCGGCTTGCGTCACGAACTCGTTAAAGTAGTGGACGCCCGCCACAGTCATTGCAGCAGCGGCGGCGGCAATGGTCAGGAACGCCGTTTTCATGCGCTCCTTGTGACGCTCCGCGTTGTCCGCCGCTTTCTTCAATGCCTCTTGGTTTTTGTCCCACGCGTCACGCGCGGCAAGCGCCGTATTTGCGGCCTTCAACTGCGCATCACTAGCGCCCTTCAACGCCAGCCTGTAAAGCTCGATTTCGCGCTTGGACTTGCCCAGCGTGGCGTTTTGGGTTTCAAGGTTCCGGATGTAGCGATCAATGGACGCGGAAGCGTTTTTAGTGGAGTCCTTGCCAGCCTCGCCCAAGCCTTTAAGGCGCGTGCGCGCTTGGGCAATAGCCGCGTTCAGCTTGCTACTGTCCGCCGAAACTTCGATTACGCCACGCCCGATCACATCAGACATCACTTGCCCCTCTTGTCCATTGATTCGCGGATCACTTCTAGCGCCGCGTCTTCCATCACGCGCAAGGCGTCGAACACGGCGCCGCGCTTCTTCCGCTTAATCCGCAGCATGTCCAGCACCGCAGGCAGTGCGGCGTAATCAAGGCCGATCACGCCGCCAAACGACGCGCGCCATTGCGTCGCCATGCAGACAAACGCATTCACGGCGTCCAGGTTTTCAGGCCAAACTTCGACGGGCGGCCCGCTCGCCTCTTCAACCGTCAGGCCGTACATTGCCGCTTCGGCTTCGGTCGGTCCCGACGTGTAAAGCGCGCGTGCCGCCGCTCTCAGTTTTTTCGTTTCGCCTGCAAAAGCTCGTCAACGTAGCCAACGTAAATCGCCAGCGCGGCGCCCGCGTAGTTTTCCAGCAGCGCCGCCATGCCGTCACGGTCGAACGGTTCTTCCAAGTCCCATCCATCAACCATTTCCATGATTGAATCAAGGTCGGAAACACCCTCACGCGACGCCATGAATTTTTCAAGTTCGGTTTTGGTCCGATGCTTGAACGTGAATTCGACGGGCACGGGCGCACCGCCAGGAACGGGAACGCCGACTTTCGCGCGGAACGTCGGCGGCGCTTTCAGGGTCAGCTTTGCCATTAGTAGCGCACCGGCTCATTGAGCAAGGACAGCGTGACCTCGCACGCCATGATTTCGTTGACCGTCAGGGACGGCGTTTTGTTCAGCGAAATGTACGCGTTGTAGACGATCACGGCGCCGTTAGGCAGGGTGATACGCACGGCGCGCGGCATACGGTCATCGTTCGCTTCGGCGGCAAGGATGTAGCCCGCCAAGCTCGGATCGTCCGCAATCGAAAACTGCAGACCCGCCGCGCTCTTGAAAGTCGGGATGCGCTTTTGCGCGTCCGACTCCAAAAACTGATACTCCAAAAACTGCTGCTCCCCGCCGTTGCTCGTGCTTTGCAGGATTTGAGAAAGCTGGGTCCAGCCAGTGACGCGGCGGACAGTGCCGACACCACCGCCCGCAGCATAGATGCTCGTTGCGGTCGTATCGATGCCCAGCAGCGGAACATCATTGGTTGCCACGGTCCCGGCCTTCACGACTTTATCAGTCAGGCGGGACCAGCCCGAAGTGACCTCGATATAGTCGCCGGTTACGATGCCGTGCGACGCTTCAAGGGTCGCAACGGCGGGGTCCGCGTTGGTTACAGCGGACATGGCGCGCGCAGTGGCGTAGCCGCTGGCGATGGCGACGAGTGCGCCGTTAGGCAGAGTGACAGCCATGATTTTTGCCTTTCATTCAGACATAAAAAAAGCCGCTCGAAAGCGGCTAAACGAAACGCCCGAACGGGCGGACTAAGCGAACCAAAAACTAAAGTCCTGCGACATGCCGCGCAGGCGCGTATCAGGATCGGCCAGCGCAACCGGGCCGCTTGAAACTGTCGTGCGCAGCGTCGGCGCGGCGCGCAACGCCGTTTCGACAAGTGCGTTCAGCGCTGCCGCCTCGGCGCGGCGGTCGGTCCAAACGTTGATGCGAAAGCGCGAATTCCTCATGCTCGGCGCCGCGCCATCAATGAAGTTGACCGCCTGCCCGCCAATCTGCTGATACGTGATGTACGGGCGCGCGACGTTATCGGGCGCCACATCGGGATACACACGGTCCACGACAAGCACGCGCAGCGCGTCAAAAATCGCCGCTTCAACGGTCATGTTCCGCCCTCCGGTTCAGTCTCTTTGCGCAGGCGCTGCCCCATTTGTTTTTTGCCCGCCTCGATGGCTTCGTTGATGTGGTCAAACGCGGGCGCGATGAACGGATACGCGGGCGCGCGGGACGTGCCGTATTCCAGAAAATGACCGTGCGGCGCAACTCTTGGATTCCACGTTACCCAATACGTCTTACGCGTGTCGTTTGAACGCTGCTCGACGTAGCGCCGACGAATAGCGGATTCCAACTTGCCGGTCTTGCGATGAATCGCGGCGTTCTGCTCGGCGTGCGCGTACAGCACGCGCGCCATTGCGGCGGCGCCCGACATGCAAACCTTGTCGCTCACATCGGCTTCAAGGCGTTTGAGTGCGCCATCAAGATTGCCTTTCAGGCGGCTAGACACTTTCAGCATTTGCCACCCCACGCACGCACATGAGTTGCAACCAATCCCGCTTGCCGCTTGGGTTCAGTACGTCATGAATTAGGAAGACATCGGCGCCGCGCGTCACGCGCATTGACGGCACGATGTCATCGCGGAAGCGGATCGTGATTACCGTTGTGACTTGGCTTTGTGCCGCGTGCGCCGCAATAATTTCGCGGCCCGTCAGGTCGCGCACATTCGCGCGCAGCGTGACGTACGCGCCCCAGGACGGCACGATGTCCCCGATGTCGTCCCGATCCGCGCCAGAAACTTGGATCGTCACCACATCGCGCAAATCGCCAATAGTCGTCATCGGTAGACCTTCGATACGTCCAGCAGACGTAGAACGCACGGCGGCACAATGCCCGCGTTCTCGCGGCTCTCGTAAAAGTGGGCGACAAGTTCAAGCATCGCCGTGCGCGCCGCCGCCGACACCGCGCCCGCACTCACCGAATAGCGGATACGTACCGCGTTCGGTATGGTCTTCGCCACCGGCCAGGACGACACCGGATAGACGAATGCGACCATGCCGTAATCGGACAGGGCGTATGCGCTTGAACCTAGCGTTTGCTCGACGCCCGCCTCGTCCGTGTATTTGATGCTCGTAACCGTGACGATGTGACCGTTCGGCAGGTCGATACAGCCCACCGGGAAGGCGTCTAGCGCAAGCTCGTACACGACATCGGCAAACGTCGCTTGCGTGTAGTGTTCCGCGTACTCACGCGCCGCCGAAATCAGCGCCGTAATCAGCGTGTCATCGGCATCCGTATCGACACGCAAAAACAGCTTTGCCTCTTCCAGCGTTATCGGCTCGACAGTCGCGGCGGTTACGATTTTAAGCACGGGTCATCCCTTGGATTTGCGCGGGCGCCCTTGTGCCGCCGCTTGCGGCGCGGCCTTGGGTTCGTCCTCTTGGCTATGCTTTGCGGCGGCGTAGTCGGCTGCTTTGCAATCCTCGACCAGATGGCGCGCATACTCGGCGTCCGTTCTCAGTACATCGCCCGACGACAGCACGCCGTAACGCGACGTAATGACCGTCCCGCGAATCGTTATCGACACGAGGCTCATGATTCCCTCCACTGAAAACGGGGCGACGCGAACGCCGCCCCTATCCCGTTACGCCGGGGACAAATCACCGGCACGGATCATTGCCGGGCGCTCGTTGGCGAGTGCAAGACGACGTTCCGCACGGATGGTGATAAGGTTTTTGGTGAAGTTGTCGCCGTCGCTATCCGACATTTCCACAACAACGCCCTCACGGTCGTACTTGGTCAGGGCTTGGCTGAACGCACCGACCGCCACCGTATCGGCGGTCATGCCGATACTCTGGATGACCGGCAGACCGAACAGGCGCGGCTGTCCCGACTCCGAAACGCTGTACAGCGTTTGACCCGCATTGGTCGTAATCAGGTCGATTTCAATATTGGCCCAATCAACCGGATTCATCACGATGCCGTCAGCAGGGGCGCCCGCGATCCAGCAATCCGCGATCATTTTGCGAATCAGGACAAGGCGTTTCAGGGTTGAACCAAGGTCGCTATCTTCAAAGCCGTGCGCCGTGAAGTTCCCCGAATTCATGAATCCGTTGATGTTCGGGGCAGTGCCGTTGCCGTTGACAAGCTGCTGTTCAACGCGGAGATTCACGCCGTAGGTCAAGCGCGAATCGACGTACGCGGCCAGGGCGGCGTTATCTGCGGCCAGTTGGCGCGAGATTTTCAGCCAGTGCGCGACGGTCGAAACGGGCTGGTTCACCAGCGTGAAGGTGATGCTCGATTCGGGCTTGGCCGCACCTTCCGCAACCTCTGCGGCATTGTTCGTGAAGACGTTCTCACGGACGAACTCAATCGCATTGCTCGACGTGGGCAGGGACGGCAAAAACGCTTCCAGCGTCAGCGGTTGCGCCAGTCCCGGCACAATGCCCGGCTTGCGATCCGGCGCCACGGTCGTTGCGCTGCCGGTCAGCGTGTTCTTGACCTCGACGCGCGCCTTTTGCGTTTGACCGCCCGCGAACGCCTTGAACGCGTCGGCGGCAACGAACTGTTTGCCCCACGAAGTCAGGCCCGCGTTGTCGTCAGGTTGCGCCGTGCCTTTCTGTTCCAGTTTAAGCAGGCGGTCGGCAAGCGTACGCTGTTCGATGCCCAGGTTGTCGATTGCGGCTTTCGTGTCCTCGGACACTTTGCCCATCGCTGCAAACTCGGCTTCGGCCTTTTTCGACATCTCGGCAAGCTTCGCCTCGACGCCTTCAATCGCTTTCAGAACGATATCCATTGGGTTCCTCTTGGGTATAAAAAAAGCCGCCTAGATGGCGGCTTGCTGTTTGCGGAATGCGCGCTTACCGGCAGAAGTCCCCGATGCGCGAGATACGCGCGGCAAGGGCTTGTGCGGCTTTCGCTTCGGCGTCCTTGTCCCCCGCATCCCGCAAGGTCAAGACGGCTTTTGCGCGGGCGGTCAGCGCTTGCGCCGCCCCTTTACTCAGGCCCACTGCATCCCGCAGGAACCCCTCAAACTCACGCAGCGTTTCGATTGCTGCGATTTCCTCAATCAGTTCGGCGCTCTTGACGCTGGACAGGTCGATACGCGCGGCACTGTCGGCAGGGAAGACAACCGGCGACACTTCCATGAGGCTTGACCATTTGCGGATAATTCGCCCGCCCTCGGTTTCCTCGTAGTCGCCCTTTTTCAGAAAGCCGCCAATGGACAGGCCGTCCAGCGTCCCATGCCGCAGCGCGGCGCCAACGTCCGACGACAGCGCAAGACCCGGCGTAAGCTCGCCCTCAACAAACAAGCCGTGGTCATCCTCTTTCGCCGTCACCCATTTACCAATGGGCATAGACCACTCATGGTTAAAAAACATCTTGGGCTTGCCGTTGTTGCGCAGCGTGCTTTCAAAGGCGCCTTTAATGATCGTGTCGCCGTACGAATCGACGCCGCCGAACACGGACGCATAGCCCGCGAAGCGGCCCGTTTTTTCGTCCAGTTTCAAATCAACGCCTTCAAGCGCGAGTGTCTTTTGCACCAGCATGGTTGCCCCTTTACTGTTCGACAGGCGGGGCGACTTCCGCGCCGCCGCCGTTGTTCATCTTGCCCAGCATCGACAGCGGGGCAAGGTTGCTTTGCGCAGTCAATTCGTCCGCGCCTGCAATGGGCGGATCGTTCTCCAACTGGCGGCACTCGTTGCGCGTTTTGAGGCCGTTCTGGACGGCTCGCGCGTACACGTCCATGCGGTCTTTCAAGCTGCCGCGCAAAAGGGCTTCCATCGCAAATTCAGCGGTCATCGTGGCGCGCTGACGCGGCGTCATAACGCGCTTACGAATCGCCTGCTCAACCGATACGAGCATTGGACGAATGGTCAGCTTGTAGAAGCCATCGACAATCTGCTCGATGCCGCTGCCCCAGGTCGTTGTATTGGAGTGATGCACCAGCACGGGCGGCACGTCGAACCACCGGCAAATCTCCTCGACCGTGAAGCGGCGCGTGTCCAAGAGTTCCATGTCTTCGGGCAGCATGGAAAGCTGCTGATATTTCATGTTCGCTTCAAGCACGTACAGCCGGGATACCGGCCCGCTCGCCATTTCCGCAAACCGTTTTTGGATTTGGTCGCGCTGTTCCTGCTTCAACACGTTATCGACCATCAGGACGCCCGTGGGCTTGCCGCCGTTCCCAAACAGTTTGCTTGCCGACGTTTGCGCCTTGGCCGCTTCGTCGGTCGTCGCGCGCATGAAATCCAGTTTCGACAAACCGACCGTGCCGTTGCCAAGGTTTTTCAGATGCAGTACGTTTTCCTCCGCGAGAATCGCGATGCTCCCGTCTAGCCGATACTCGTACAACATCGTGCCGTCATCCATCACGAACGGGCGCACTTGGTCCGCAGGCATCGGCCACAACGCCAGCGCTTCGCCCGTGTCGTCACGCTCGATGCGCGCATACGCGTTGCCGCGCAGGTCGTGATTCATAATCATCGCGCGCCAGAACTCGTAAGGCGTCATGCGATTGTTAGGCGAGTCATGAAGCAGGGCATACAGGCGCGACATGCGCGCAAGTTCCTTTTGCCCTTTCACCGTCTGATAGACGAAAAACGGAAGGCTTGCGATAACAGCGGCGCGTCGCTCGACACATGCCCATACCGCCGCGATCTGCAACGCGCCATCGGTCCCGATGTTCGCCACATCAGACACCAGCGCGACAGACGGCAATCCGTCCTGCGCGCCCGAATGCTCGCCAATGGCGCCGCCGCTGCCCCACCAACGCCGGAACGTGTTTAAAAGGTTCGCCATCGGATCATGTAGAAATCGGGTTGTTGAGGAAGTCTGTCAAGTCAAGCGGCGTATCGATTTCGGCGGACTGGATACCAACCGCCATGATCGCGGCCACGATTGCATCAATGCGCCCGGTCGCCTTTTCTTTCGACGGCTTGCGATTGCCCGCGTCATCCGAATTCGTAACAGCGTTGTTCGCGCACCAGTTCAGCACGGGGTGATTCGGATGCACCAGCCGCCCGTTTAACAGGGCTTCCTCAAATGCTTCGACGGCGGGGGACATATCCTTGTACCCCTGCCCAAATTCGACCATAGGCGGCAAAGACATGCCGTCATCGGTCGCCATCGCGATAAGGTCCGCCATGCGCCAGCGGTCGTAAGCAACCGCGATGACCTCGAAAAATTCGCACAGTGCGGCAAGCCGCTGTAACACGCTGCGCTTGCTGACGGCGCGGCCCGGCGTCGTTTCTAGGTAGCCCATTGCATGCCACTGGACATACGGCACGCGGTCATGTTCGGCTTTGCGCGCAAGCCCTTCCTCGGGCAACCACACGAACGGAACCAGCATCCACGGTTCACCGTCCAAATCAGGCTCGACCAAGAACACAAGCGCGGTCAGGTCCGTTGTACTGGACAGGTCAAGGCCCGCGTACGCGCGGCGCCCGCGCAAATTGCGCCAGTCGTAATCACGCCCCGCACTTTTCCAAACGTCCGCCGACAACCACGGCGATTCCGCGCCGGTCCACTGGCAAAAATTCAGGCGCCTTACCATCGCTTCCTTCGACGGCATGCCGCGCGCTTCCGTCACTTGCTCGCGCAGGTATTTGATGCCCGGTAGGTCCGCGTCTTGTAGGCTCGGATTCGACTTGTACCAGCAGGACTCGTCCTGTATCGGGTCGTCCCCCTCGTCCAAGGAACAGATGAAAGCGAAAAAACCATCGTCCAAAATTTCGCCAGCGGACACGCGGCAACCATATTCGTGATACGTCCAACATGGTCCGGTCTTGTCGCCGCCGCTGTTCGTAATCATGAAGATCAACGCTTGCTTGCGGCTCTTGGTCCCGGCCCGCATCATTTCAACAACGTGATTCGTTTTGTGTTCGTGTACCTCGTCAATCAGCGCCATGTGCGGACGCGGGCCGCTCTGCCCATCGTCCGAACTGATGGGACGGAAGAACGAACCCGTTTGCAGGTACGCCAGATTCCAAACGTTTTGACCAACTCCGCTAGACTTCAAGCGCTTTGCCAGTTCGGGCGATTGCTGCACCATCGCGACGGCATCGCGGAACAGGATCATGGCTTGATCCTTTTTGGTCGCGGCGGCATAGACCTCTGCGCGCGCTTCGCCGTCAGCGGTCAAGCCCTTCAAGCCGATGCCCGCCGCAAGCGGGGACTTGCCGGACCCCTTGCCGGTTTCAACGTACGCATTGCGGAAGCGCCGCGTGCCGTCCTGCGCCTTCCAGCCAAACAGCGAACCAACAATGAACGCCTGCCACGGCAACAGCACAAAGGGTTTGCCCTCGTAATCGCCGCCGTTCAGCTTCAATACATTGCGGTAAAAGCGCTGCGCCTTGTTCGCTTCCTCAACGTCCCACACAAGCCCGCGCGCCGGGCCTTCCACTAGGTCGCGCAAATGACGCGCGCACGCGTTGCGTATGTCCGGTCCTGCTATGCGCTTGCCGCTGCAAACCTCTTGCGCGTACAGCGTCGCCGGATCGTCAACCGCTTTGCGCGCCATGCCTCAACCGAAGAATTCCGCCGATGGGTCGGGCAGGGCGTCAGGGTCGCCCGCAATGACCTTGGACCGCGCGGAAGGCGTCATCCCGAATTCGCACGCGAAACGAACCATATCGTTTGCCGCTTTGTTCGCGATGCCGACAAGCGTGTTTTGAATCACGTTGCCGGTTGCGGTACGCGTCACCAGCCCGCCGTTTTCGTCCTGCTCCGCTTGGCGTAACGCGCGCTCGGCTTGCGCCCAGCGGCCATAGGCGGCGCAATAAGCGGCCAGTGCGGCGGCGTCCAATGCGGTCAGCAGACCCGCCGTATAAAGCGTGTCAACGATTCGATCCCATTCCGCCTTTGCGTCATCGCATAAGAACGGCGGCATTGCCGGGCGCGATAACTTAACTTTCGCCTCGCGCGAATTCAAAGGGCGCTTGCCGGGATTCCCCTTGACGAGTTTTAGCGCCGTCGGCGTCGGTTTTCTTCCTGATGGCATGATTTTTCAACCTGGCTAGAGCGTTTCGCGGAGGAAACGTTACGGTACAGAAACCCCACTTGCTTTTTCGCGATTTTGTACGCGGAGAAACGCGGGCCGGTTTCCGAAAAAATTGCTTTTTGACTTTTTACCCACCCTACCGGGGTAAGAAATTGCCGCACGGACACGCCGCGGGGCGCAATCCGTTCCATTGAGGCAATCACTTGCTCACAGGCGTAAAATCCACGTAGAAACATTGCCCAATCTCAAACTGTTTGCCCGCCGCCTCGGACACCAAGCCCAACTCAATCATTCCGGTAGGCGTCGATGCGTAGAACGCGTCGTTCTCTTCCGATCCACTGCTAACAGGCGACATACGCACCGTGTAAATGCGTGGGTTTTTTCCCCATCCCGCAGTTTGGGTAATGGAATTCACAATGAACTTTGCGCGGATCATTTCAACGGCCTTTCAATCTTGATTGGAGTAGTCAATACGTGATGCCCGCGCAGGAAATAGGACGCCAGTTCAAACAGCGCATCACACAGCAGGCAATACAGTTGCAGGATGGGGACTTTCGGAACCGCTGTCACAGCATTGCCGTAATCCGTACCGAAATAGGCGGGCACGCCAAAGAGTTTGCCCTCGTGCGTCAGGCCAGAATCAATCGCTTGCGCTTTCGTGATGTAAAACATTGGCTCCCCCACGACTAGACAATCGGATACCCATCAAGCCCGATTTCGGGCCTTTGGTTCATGTCACGCTTGGTCTTTTCGGTGTGGCACTGCTCACACAATGCTTGTCTGTTCCCGTCGTCATACGGGTCATCGTCACCGCCTTTGTAAAGCGGCTTAATGTGGTCAACCTCGATTGCAGCACGCTTACCGCAGACCTCGCACAGTGGGTTTTCACGCAACACGCGATTGCGTATCGCCTGCAATTTGCGGCCCCTGATGCGTTGAATAGGCATAAAAAAAGCCCCGCGATTGCGGGGCAAATCCGGTCTTGGAGACAGTTCGCGAGACTACAAAAACCACTATAAATGGTGCATGACAGCCAAAGCAAACCCTATTTTGTCATGACAGCATAAAAAATGATTAGCGCTTTCTCATCAACCGCCCGCCAATAGCACGCCAAGCGCACGCGGAAGCGCTGCCGCCAGCGGGGAAAGCTGGACATATACCGCGCAAAGGGTCGCACCACCAACGGCGATTAGGGCGGCTGAGGCGAGCAATTGAGAGTTACGCATAATGCATTTCCTTTCAGGACTTAGGTGTTATTGAGTGTTCAAGATAGCATAAATTCCTTGTTCCGCCGCATGATGTGACAGTTAACAACACAAATCATATTCACCTTGTAAAGCTCAAAAATTGAGCCTATAGTTAAGTCATGGCAGCGCACGGAGCGCGGCCCAGGTCGAACGGGAGAACATCATGGAATACGCCGCAAACCATTGGGATCAAATCGGGCACTTCTACGCGCCAATCGCATCTTTCAACGGCGCCATCTTGAAATATCAAGGGATTGCCACGGAAGGCAACCGCGCCTTCCTCTTTGAAACCCATCCGAACGGCGTCATCCTTGACACCTACAAGGGCGACCGCATTCGCGCCGCCGACCATAGCGAATATGAACCGCTAGGCTTCAACAGCAAGGCGCACCAGCTTGCCCGCAAACCGTGGGAACAGATCGAAGCCGCCGCCAAGCGCATTACCAACAACGGCGAGCGCGCCACGTTTGACGACGGCTCGTTTATCGAATGGAACCGTTTTGGACATCATCAAGCGTTTCTGTCGAACGGCTGGAACGTAACGCCGCGATAACCAACCCGCGCCCTACGGGGCGCCACTCTTGAAAGGGCAGACCATGAAAACGATGAGCAAAACCGAAGCGCTGAAAACCGCATCGCGCGCTGTCGGCTCCCCAATGGGGAGCGGTACTAGCTGGACGTTTTACGGCCCGTATTACTCGGACAAACTCGACGGCCCATCAGCCGAACATCGGGCGTCCAGCTATCCGGCCATCGTGCGCCGCCGCTCGCAATGCGTGGTTGAAATCGCCGTCGCGCTGATGGGCATTAAGGGATATGTTGACGTTGATTCCCTAAGCGGCGGTGCGCGGGAAATGCTCGCGCAAGTGCTATCCGATCCAAAACGCTATGTCATAACGCACTAATCCCGCTCCAATCCGAAAGCATCCGGCGCCCTTCGGGGCGCTTTTGGCCGTTTATGCGACAGCACGCAACACACAATACGTTTTGACTTGTAAAGCTCAAAAATTGAGCCTATAGTTAAGTCATGGAAGCGCACCGGGCGCAACCAAAAACTGAAAGGGCACCCGTTAGGGCGTCTTATTGAAAGGGATTGACATGATTACTCGCCGTGAAATTATTTCCCGCCTGACGCATTGCAGCGACGCAGAGCATGACCGCCTTTGCGACCGCTTCCAACAATGCAACGTTCGCATTGTCAGGGTAGATGGCACCTTTGAACTCAGTTTTGAAGTTCGCGGCCCGACAACCGCAGCGGCGGCGATGGAAAACGATCCTACGATCGCTCGTTTTGAGTATAACTTCAATAACGAGTGGGTTCCTGCCTACTAGTTCGAGGAACCGGACAAACAGCGCCTTTCGGGGCGCTTTCCGCTGAAAGGGCAGAAAATGAAAATCAGTCACGACATGGACCTCAACCAGCTTGCCGCGCTGATGGGCAATTTCATCAACACTGAATGCGCCCAGCAAATGCGAGATTTACTCTTGGAAGTCACGGCCAGCCGCCCCGGTCATTGGACCGATACCGACGATATGCCCGTTTCGGTTTGGGATGATGCTGTGCTGGCCGTCACTGAATACCGCGTGCAGGTCATGCATTGCAAATTGATTCTCAATGAAAAATTGGAGGCTCGCGCATGAACACGAAACGCCCACCCGCCGCCACACCCGCGCAAGTCGTGGCCGCACGCGGTACGCGCACGCAAACCGAAATTGCGGAACTGCTCGGCGTGTCGCGCACCACCGTTCAGAATTGGGAAAACGGGCGCTCGCCAATCTCGCGTGTCGCGTGGCAAGCGCTGCAAAAGACTTTCGCAACTTTCCCATAACCGGGAACACTCAAACGAAAGGGCGCATCAGGCGCCCTTTTTCATCTGCCATCCCTCGCAATGTGCCGCAATGGATGCTGCTCGTACATCAGGTAATTAAGCTGCTCATGCGTCCAGCGCAATTGCGCCGAATAGATTTGCCGTGAAATCCCCAGCATTTCGGCTTTCGCCTTTTGCGGGCGGCGGTCCAGATACTCAACCGCAATAATGCGTTTATGACCCGGCGCAAGACGTTCGATGTACCCATCAAGAACGTGCAAATCCGGGGGCATATGGGAATCGTAGTATGTGTCCGTACTGCGGTTCAGGTTTTGCACGCGCTCCGTTGCGAACGCTGATTGACGAGGATAGCCGCCCGGCCCGCCGCCGCTCTCACGATGCAAATGCCAACTGGCCCAATCTCGTAACGCGGCTTTAATCCGGTCCATGCGCTCCCCTTGTTTTAGTCCGCTTTGGTTTTAACGATCAATTCGCGGACCAGTGCGGCAACCTCACTGGCCGCACGACCCGTCAGCACGGCGCGGCCATCAAACCGCAACAGCCGCCACCCCATCGCGGAAAGCTCGTTGTATTTCTCCATGTCCCCCAGCACGCCAGCGCCGCGCGTATGGCGTCCGCCTGTCCAGATGGCGCCCTCCAATTCAACGGCGAGCATCAGCCCAGGCCACGCAAAATCAATGCGCCATTTCCGTGTCGGATGAAACTTGTATTCCGGTATAGGCATCGGCAAATCCAGATTTGCCAGATGCAACCAGAACACAGTTTCAAGTTTGGAGCGCGCCATTACTCGACGCTTTCAAGCGATTGATTTTTGCTCTTGGCGACGAGTTCGCGGATTTCTTGCGTGGTCAGGCCGAATGCTTCATGAATACGCAGAATCAGACTGTCAGTGCATCCATTAACCTGTGCGCGAACTTTGCTGATTTGCGGCGCGGTCAGGTCCAGCTTGCGCGCCAGTTCAGCATCGTTCTTGATGTCGAATTCACGTTTGATTGCGTCAAAAAGTTCAAAAGGTTTCAGCATTTTTTTTCTCCCCATGTTTAGCTTCAAAATGCGCGATATGCGCTGCCAACTTCGCGCGTGTTTGCCAAAGTTTGCGCGCCACCATGTCGCGGGCGTCTTCCCGTTCCCGCTTCGTGACCAACAGACCAAGCGCGTAACAACGCCCGTTGCGGCATCGTTCCATGCGATACATAACGTAGTGAATCCCCCACGGTTCCAACGCGTTTCGTATGCGCTTCATTCGTCGCCCCTGTTTTGGTCTACACGTTCAGCCGCATCAGCGGCGCGAATCGCGGCAACTGGCAAAGTTTCATCCCCTGCGCGCTGCCGCTCCCGTATCCGTTCAATCCACCCACGCGGGTCCGGTTTTTTCTGCAAAATGCCGCTTGCGGCCAATTCCGCCATGCGCCTTGCCTCCGTTTCCCGGTCTAGGACCGCTTTGCCGGGCCTAGGAAGCGATAACGCAGGCTCGGGAATAGGTGGACACGTACCGGCTTCAAAAAACGCCTGTAAAGCCGTTTCCCAGCGTTTTGCGATTTGCGCGTAACCGCAGTTTTTCAGGTCATACGCGCCGATCTTGACCGCCGCCCAATAAATCGCCGGATGCGACCAGTTGCCACGCTCCCCACGTTCGCGCGCCTGCACCCCATCGACCGCTTCGTGATACGCCGTTTGCGGGTCCAGCGGCGGACGGCATAACCGCTTGAATTCCGGCAGAGTCGGCGGCCAATCCCGCGTGCCCAGCGCTTCCACGCCGCGCCCGATTTCGTCCGCCGTGTAGCCCGCAAGCTGTTCGCACCAGTACGTAACCCAGGCATCCGGTTTGGTCGTGCCCCAAAGGTCCGTAAACCGCTTGCCGTAGGTCAGCAGCATGTGCGATGAAATCCGTTCAACCCAAGCGCGGGGCAATGGGCGTGATGTCGATAACTCGTCGTTCATCGCTCGTTTCTCCCGTGGTTACGCTTGCCCAATCGCGAGCGCGGTCCTGCGCGGTTTGGAAGGGCAATTGCGGCGTGTGGCTCGTCGCCATCGCGTTCGCGATCCATTCCGCTTTCAAGCCCTGCCAGCCCCGCGAAACCTCCAACGCCAACCCAGCGGCCAGCGAAACCCCAGCTTGCGCGCAAGCCCGCTTGCGGTCCTCGATCACGGTTGCGGTTGTCGTCGCCCGCTTGGTCCGTCGATGCGCGATCCAGTCGGCGGCGGTTTGCTCGTCCACGCCTTCCGCCAACAGGACTTGTCGCGCATCGGTCGTGGCGGGCGCGCGGAGCGCGCCTACGCTTTTGACTTTGGTTTTGGTTTTGTTTTTAAGTTCTTTATCTTTATCTTTATCTTTATCTAGCGTGACATTGCGTGACTCATCGTGACTTTGCGTGACATCGCCCGTTTCGGCGGCTTGTTCTTCCGCCTGTTTTTCGCGCTCGCGCTGCTCCGCTTTCCTCTGTGCGGCGGACTTCGCGCCCGTTTTTTCGTCGCCTGAATCCTCGCGTTTCGGCTGGCGTGCTTCCCATCCAAGTAAATACATTCCGTCCAAAACGCGGCCTTGCATCGCGTCCAAAATCGGCCCGATTTCGGCTTCCGTCACATCAAGCGCGCTCGCCAAATCTTCCGGCGTGACACTCGCGTGACCGCGCGTGACATTGCGTGACGCGTCAACGAGCAAGTGAATGTAAGCCGCCAAAACAAGGCTAATCGGCTGTTTGGCAATGCGGGCAATCGTTCGCCATTTCGGATCGTTCGGCATGTCATGCCAAAGGCGCAACCATTCATTCGCCATATTCACGGCCCCAACAAATCAAGCTGTTTCGGATAATCCTTGTCGCGCTTCGGATGCCGCAGCGGTCCCGGTTCAATGATTCCCTCGTACGTCCAGCCTTGCGACCGCTCCAAACGGATCACGAACGGGTGGCGACGGCGCGCGGCAATCATGCAATTCGCCACATCGTTAAACTTGAACAAGCCCAAGTCCAAGCGCCGCCCGCCGTGTTTCTCGACCAGATAAAGCCGCATCATTTCGCCACCCCGCAGAAAATCAGGGACTCGTAAAGCGTCGCGTAAGACCCGTGAACTTTGCGACTTTTCGCCTTGGTTACGCCGACAGAACGGCACATGCCTTGGCGAATGGCGATACGCGGAATTGCGCCCCATGCCCGTTGATCCGGCGCGGCTGGCACGGCGTCCGCATGGGCAAGGCGCACATCTTCCGCCGTGAAATGCTGATGCGTGCGGGCGTGTTCATGCCACGCGGCCAAAGCCTTTTCCGACCAATCGGCATGGACACGATTTGCCTTTGCCGCCGCCAATTCGGCGCCCTCGATGGCGAGTTGCAATGAAAGCTGCATCATTTCAACCCCGCTTTTCGCTTGGCGCGATCCGCTTGCATACGGTCATGCGCCGCCATCACGTCATTAACTGACATGCGTTCATGAGGGATTCGTGCGCACCACAAATCAAGCCATGCGTGGAAAAGCGTGCTTGCGGTAAAAGGCTGTACGGGAAAAAACGGACTCGGGTTAAGCATCGAAAATTACCCCCCATTCGGTCATTGCGTCGAACATCACCTTGTCCAGAAAATCGGCCATCATGCGAACCGAAAAGCCCTTATCCGCAGTTGACCAATACGTATTCATGATTTCGCCATCAGGCGTCACATATTCGTCACGCAAAAGAAACTTGCGCCGGTAATACTCTTTCCAAAACTCTTTCGGGAAGCGCTTGCCGTCCCATCGGGCTTGATTTGCGATGGCGTCCAGAACGGGACCGTTCCAAAACTTTTTCTGCTTGGGCGTGTTGGGCTGCTCTTGCGATGACACGGACAGCCGCAGCGGTTGCCCCCGGCCCCAAAAGACCGGCGCGGCCCTCTGCAACATCGAAGTTGCCCGCGACAGGGCGTCAGGACCGTCAAGCAGGATTTCGACCGTATCGCCCATGAGTTCACAATGATTCGTTAAGTCAACTTAACTCCATCGTAGGTGCAAGAATGCCAACTGTCAAGCGTGATAAACGAAAAGTTTTACCAAACTTGACAATGTGCGCGTATTGACCAAAAGTTATCCAAAATGGGTATAGAGTCTGAGAGGCGTCACACTCCGTAGAGTTGTTTACTCCACAATGTTTAAAACTTGTGTGATAGCATCTTTGCTGTCAGAGACAGACTAGGAGCATAGAGGCGATGAAACAAAAGAAACTTGCTGCTCTTTCCGAGCGTCTAGACTACGGAATGCGTCTACGCGCGGAGAGGACAGGGGAGACAGTCACCGCCGCAGACTGCGCGCGGGCGGCGGGGTGTTCGCCCGCCGCTGTCTCCCTCTGGCGCAAGAATGAAAACGCAATTTCAAGTACGTACGCGCGCCCCCTGGCGGACTTTTTAGGCGTCGATCCCCTCTGGCTTGAAACAGGGCTTGGCTACCCTGAACGGGAGAAAAACATTAGTGCCTCCATAGAGGCCGAACGGGCGACCGCCGACCAGCTTATTACGCTGATAAAGCACTTTTACAATGCAACGCCCTATGCGCGGGATCAACTCTTAGCATTTGCCAACGATCTTGAAAAGCTCGACCCCACCAACGTTGCGGGCGACCATTAATGTTCCGATTGGAAACGTAAACAGGTGCTCAGCGTCATCCTCAGTGCTGCTGTACTTCGCAACGCGACCCCGCGCGTAACGTAACAAAATTTCCCGGTCGGCCCGTACCAGCTTCGGGAAAAGCCCCAGCATTTCGGCGGTTTGTGCCGCCGTGTCGTCGTAGTGCGTCACGTTGTCCCCTCCTATACAAATACTGTATATCCGTACAGTGTACCGTAACCTTTTCTTTTTATCATATTCCTTTCGGTTGCTTTTTGTGTAAAAAAGTCACGTTCGCGCGTTGACGGACAATTAACCCATGTCACATACCCATGACGGGTACTTCCTGCTCAATGGTTAATTTCACTTGTCGCAAAGGTTAATTTGAGTTAACTTATCCTTGCCAGTTCGCAATCGGGCGACGGCAGGACAGCAAGGGGACAGCATGACCAAACACGAACAGAACGCGACCGACTACAAGGGCGACACCAAGGAAGCCGCCCGTGAAATTTCGATGCTCTCGCCGTATGTCTTCGGGCGCACATTGCGCCGCTGGTATCTGCGGCGCCTGCATGACCATCACCTTAAATGCGCGCACGCGGAAATTGCCTTGGCTCACCAGCACAACGAAACCGCGCAATACCTCCTAGGGCTGGCAACCGCCGCCCGCGCGATGCTGGAAGAGTTGGAAGGGGCGTAAATGTCCATTGCCACCATGATCTTAGGCGAAAGCGGAACCGGCAAAACAACCAGCCTGCGCAATCTGGACCCGGCAAACGTCCTGCTTATCCAGGCCGTGAGAAAGCCGCTTCCTTTCCGCAATCGATGGGAACCGATCAATCAGGCGAATCCGTCAGGGTCAATTTATGTGACCGACGACAGCCGGAAGATCGTGACCGCGATGCAGCGCACGCCGCGAAAAGTCGTAATCCTTGATGACTTTCAGTACGTTTTGGCAAATGAATTCATGCGCCGGAATCAGGAAAAAGGGTACGACAAATTCAACGACATCGGGCGCAACGCTTGGGACATTCTCAATGCTGCGTCCAACCTGCCCGGCGATGTCCGTGTGTATATCCTCGGGCATACATCGACCGACGAAACCGGCAAGGTGCGCGCCAAAACGATTGGGCGAATGCTTGACGACAAAATCACGGTTGAAGGGCTTTTTACCATCGTCCTGAGAACTGCTGTAATCAATGGTCAATATCTGTTCTCGACCATGAATAGCGGTTACGACACCGTGAAATCCCCGCTTGGGCTGTTCAACGCGGAACACATCGATAACGATTTGCAAAGCGTGGACGCCGCGATTTGCGAGTATTTCAACCTCACTCCGGCTTAACAGAAAGGCGACCTATGTACATTCTGAATCCCGAAATGGCGCGTGCTGGCGATGCGGTCAGCGGTTTTATCACCGATACCGGCAAGTACGTTGGAAAGTTCCTGCGCGCTGAAAAGCTCGTGTCCAAGGAAAAGCAGACGGACGGCATCGGCTTTACGTTCAAGTCCGACGATGGGCGGGAATGCCGCTTTGATGTCTGGACCCAAAAGGCAGACGGAACCGCGCTGCCGGGAATGAACCTTGTTCACGCCATGATGACGTGCTTGCAGGTCCGCGAATTGCGCGCGACCTCGCAAAAGGTCAAGCGCTGGGATTATGACCAGCAGCGCGACACGGAACAGGTTTTGCCGTGCTTTGATGCGCTGATGAGTCGGGATATTGGCGTGCTGTTGCGTGCGGAGGAATACGAAAAAATGTTCGATGGGCACCCGACCGGCGAAACCGGCTGGAAGATGGGCATTTTTGCCGTGTTCCAGGCGGGGACCGAACTTATGGCGACCGAAATTCTTGGACGCCGCACGGCGCCGGAAATGCTCGGCAATGTCATCCTCAACCTGAAAGACAAACCGCTGCGCAAAAAGGCGCCGAACGCTTCGGCCAGCGGCCCGGCATCGGCCCCTGCCAACGGCCCGGCATGGGATGACGATGTGCCTTTCTGATTAACTCAACCAAGGGCGCGCGGTTCGCCGCACGTAAAGCCATGACCAAAAACGAAAGTATCCGCACTGCGACCGCGCTTATGGAAGCGGCGGGCGACATCCTTCTTTCCGCAGAAAAAACGGTTGAAAATTGGGAGACTTGTTTTTCGTTGGTTACTTCGGCCTACAACGTTCTTTTGCATGTCCAGCACGAAGTACCGATCATGCCTCATTGTGCGGAAGTCATCCGGTCTATGTCTGACATGAAAGATAGGGCGATGCAATGACCTCAATTCGTTGAAAGGATAAACCATGCTGCTTATTGATCCTTCTGAAATCCCGGCATTTGAAAACGTCGACCTTTCGGCAAATTGCTTTGGAATCGAAGCGAAAACGAAGGACGGGAAACCCGCCCGATTCGCAATTGTGGACGAATCCGGCACGGTATTAGAAGCGGGCGAGAACGTGAATAAGGCGGCATGGCTTTTGATGCGCCTTGCATTGCGCAACTTCCTTGAAGGCAACGGACACTTGCGTGTGTATCAACCGTAACGCGGGCGGCGCAGCGACAGACAAGCGGGCTTCGGCCCGCTTTTTTTACGTCCCGTCATAGGAGAACATCAAGGGCGCTTGACGGTTTCCGCTAGTGCGCTACAATCAAGACTGTTGTTAGGGAAATGCAGGCTCCGGCAAGTCGGAGCCCTCATTTCCCTAACAAGAGCAACCCGGCGCAAACTTGCGCCAATACAACACAGAACCACCAGATAAAGGGGGATTAAATGTATAATCAATTCGACTTAATCGACAGCAACCTCATTTCTGCCATGTCCAAAGTTTACTCACTGTTGCGGCTGTCACCAGGGGCGAACGTTACCACGCCCGTATCCGACAGCCAACGTACCTACGCGTCAGCATGGGCAGAGCATAACAATATGCCCTTGGATGACGAATTGATACTTGCTGAAAATGGCAGCGCTTTTGCGGCATTCATGCAAGCCACAGCGGCGGGAAATGTCGCGCCTGATTCTGTCCTTGTCGTTGATGGTATGGATGAATACGCCCGCAGAGAACCAGTCACCGCGCAGGCCGAATTATGGAGAATCATTCAAGCGGGCATTACGGTCGTGACTGCCGCAAACGGCAAAATCTATTCGCTTGAAGCCGTCCACGCCGACCCAACTGACTTAATTCATTCCGTCATGTACATGATTAAGGCAACCGAAGCCAACCGGCAAACGACCCAAAAGGCAGGGGCGCGGGAAACAACCCCGACAAAAACGCTTCGTGCCAATATGGGTAAGGTCTATTCGTATATGCGCTTTTCGGCAATGTCGCAAAAGGACGGAACATCCATTGTGCGCCAATCCAATTACGCCGAAGTTTACGCCAAAGAACATGGGATGGAACTAGACGACACGCTTACAATGGTTGATCGCGGTCTTAGCGCCTACCATCAACGGCACGTTAAAAGCGGCGCACTCGGCGTATTTTTGGAAAACGTCAAGAACGGTAAGATTGCCCCCGGCTCGATCTTAATCGTTGAAGGGCTGGATAGGCTTTCCCGTGCCGAACCACTGGAAGCACAAGCGCAACTTGCCTTGATTATTAATGCGGGCGTTACGGTCGTGACTGCGGCAGACAAGAAAACTTATTCGCGTGAATCGCTCAAAGCGAATCCTACCGATTTGATTTTTTCACTTATCGTCATGATTCGGGCGCACGAAGAATCAGAATGGAAATCGAAGCGCGCCAAGGGGGCAATTGAAACGTTTTGCAAAAACTGGATGGCAGGAACGCGTAAAGGGCGACTTGTTGTCGGGGGCGATCCCGAATGGGTCAAATGGAATGGTTCGGCCTTTGAATTGGTAGAGCCTAATGCATCACGCGTCCGTCGCATCATCGAACTTTATTTACAGGGATATGGTTCAAGTAGAATCCGGCAAATCTTGACTAAAGAATATGGGGAAGGAACTTATGTCCGCGATGGTCTACGATCAAGGAATTATTGCATTATCAACAGTTTACTTAGGGAACGCCCGCATCTTTTTATTGGCACCCGCCTTATTGAAACGAGCGGCACTCAATATTTTTTGGAAGGTTATTATCCGCCGCTTTTGGACCAGCACAAATATAATGAGTTAATTGCAAGTTATCGACGCCCGAAGCGCACCGGGCGCGAAGCGTCGAAACCGTCGATTTTTACCGGCTGCAATGGTTTATTTCGTTGCGGATACTGCGACGCGGCAATGTGCGCTGATACAGTTGGGAAAAACAGAACCGATCAAAGGGGAGTTGTCAGATATGACCCGTTACGCCGCACGCGCTGCGATAGGCCGAAATGCCGCACCGGCTCGGCAATGATTCAGCCTTTGGAAAAGGCAGTGATCGAATTTTGTTCAAACCAAATGAACCTAAATAGTCTTGTCGGGCGCAATATGTCCGATGAAATCCGGTCCCGCCTTGCCGCATCGCGCGCCGCATTGCCTGAACAAGAAAAACGCTTACAGCGCATCATGGATGCGATGTTTTCGACCGATGACCCGCCCGCATCGTTTGCCCAACAGGCGCGCGTGATCGAAAAGGAAATCGCGCGACTTAACCATGCAATCAAGACCGACGAAGCGGCGTTGCTGGCCGAAGCAAACACGCCAACGCAGGAAGCCGCCAGTATTTGGGCAACGCTCGCAAAAGGGGTTGAAGATGACGACATAGACGCCCGTATTGCGGTTCGTAAACTCGTTGTTGATACGTTTGAAAAGATCGTTTTTTATCGGCACGGCATCAACCCGCCCCCGGTTGAGCAAATCAAACATCAGAAAGATAAAGAATGGGAATTGCTCTTGGTTAGTAAATCCGGCGTGTCGCGCTTCCTGCGGATAAGCCGGGACGGTCGATTGCTCGGCCTTTTCGATCTGCCCCGCGAAGCCGTCGCGTAAACCCGCCACCCGCCGCGCCTACTCAGGCGCGGCCCCCCTCTTTCATGCCCTCGCGGCAACATCACAAAAATCCACATTGTCACGTAAAACTTGTCAAAATTTCACATAGAAAGTGAGTTTTCAAGAGTTTTACAATTGTTAAATTTTACGTTACATCCTTGTAAGATCACTCTTACAATTCTTTTGTGTCAAATTCCGAAACTTTCTTCTCACTTTCTGGTTTGCATGTGTTAGTTTACCGCACTTAACAAGCCTACCGCGTTACCGGCTAGGCAAAAGCCGCAAAATTGTAGTCAGTCGGCATTGTTTGGGGGCAAGTAGCGCTGTTTTCACTGCCTTTTGCCTAGAATTTGCATTTGTTCAAATGTAAAGTTGCGTCTGAATTGCTAAGCATCCTTACTACGCCTCAACGCGTCGTCTATCCGTATTGCATACAACATAGTTGCTAACCGCTATCTAGACTGTTACTTATGAACATAGCCGAAGCGTTCCAAGTCGCCAATGTGCGAGTTTCAACCAACCAGCAAGGACGCCCGGCTCCGTCCTCGCCATCCCCGGACATGAACGAATCAACACCCACCACGCACCAGGGCTGCACGCCGATACATTGGACGGATATTGAGTGGCTCGCCGTCGCCCGCGAATTGATACGGCTGTATCCAGACCTCGGCCTACCGAACCCCGATAACGTCGGCGGCGTTCGCCTGCGGCATATGCACGCCGCCATGCAGACTTTGCCGGTTGAACGACGGCGGCACCTAGTCGCGCTGACGCACATACGCCCGCGCCTGATTCATTTCTTTAAACAAATCATTAACGGGACCGACGCACAGAAAGCACGAACGGCATTTGGACCGCTGCCGCAGTCCGTTATTTACCGCCAACCCGACGGCGCGCAGAATGGCGCCCCGCCAGCAGGAAAGCGTATTTTTTGGCGTGAGCCGGAATGGTATGCCGTGGCGGTCGAACTGGCGTTTACGGACCCGTCATTGCTCGACACACTCAACCATTTGACGCCATCGAACGTATACAAGGCGCAAAGGGTTTTGCCGACAAACCGCCGCCGTCCGCAAACCTCTTTCAATCACGCAAAGATTCGGGCAGAACTCGCCCCCGCATTTCGCCGGGTCCGCGCCGCCATTGAAGCCAAGCGCACCGAAGAGGCAGAACAACGGGCGGCGGCGGAAGCGGAGGAAGCGCGACGCGCGGAAGATGCCCGCCACGCCGCCGAAATGGCCGCACAAGCCGCTTTGCGCGAAGAGATGGCCCAATCCCCCGAATTCGTGGCAAAAGCGCTTGGCGCGGCTCCATTCGGGCCACTACTGGAAGCGCTGTTTGCGCGCGGCGCGGCCAGCTTGCAAACCGTCCTTGAAACTGCATTGGTCAACGCGTTTTCGTCGGACGCCGTGAAACGTGCAATGGTAATCAACCTGCATATGGACAAGGCGGAATCGTCGGCGCAATCCTTCGCGGCCAATGCGCCAACCATATCGGGCAACGTCGCCGCCAACGCTGTTTGCAAGCCCAAAATCGGAATTCTCGGCGCCCTTGCCCAACAGGGCGAAACCTTGGCGGCGTCGTACCCTCAGTTGCGCATCAAGGTCATCGATAAAAACCTTACCAGCGGGGCGCTACGCGACGCAATCGCCAACTGTGACCGCGTAATTGCGATGACCAGTTTCGTTCCACATTCGGTGGACGGCATAGGCGCTAAAACGCTTGGGGGCCGTTACACGCGCGTTGATGGCGGCGTGTCATCGGTACGCCGTCAGATTGATGTATGGCTGGCATCCGGCGCGTTGAGCAACGCCGTCATCCAGGCAGTCGAACAACCGACCGAATCGAAAGGAACGTGATGGGCAAGTTATACAAACTCGATGCCGATCACAATCCGGTTTGTGTAAGCGAAGACATTAACGATATCAATGCATGGGTGAAATGGCATTCTGATATGCGAAATCGTCTTGTGGCAGAAACCATGATTGATGATGATGGCAACTTCGTGTCTACCGTATTTTTTGGTCATACCTCGTCGGACGCTACCGTGCCATATATGTTCCAAACGCTCGTTTTCGGCGGGCCGCTTAATGGCGAAATGTGGCGCTATCGAACTTGGGCGGAAGCCGAAGCGGGACACGCTGCCGCCGTAAAGCGCTGCAAAGCCGCCAAAGACCAAGCCAAATGAAACCAGTTATTCCCATCGCGGAAATCAAGGCCCGACAAGCGGACCCGGTAGCGTTGCAGGGCGCGCAAGCCCGCGTTGATCGCTTCAACGAGCGCTTGCGCCCGTACGTCGAGCGCGTGAAAGCGCTTGGCGCGCAGGCGGTCAGGGCAAACAATCCCGCCGCCAAGGTCAAATTATTACGTGAAATGCTTGACCCCGTGACTGCTGCGGCCAATGGCCTTGCTGCCTGCGGCAAGGGTTGTTCAAGATGCTGCCATATCAACGTGACCCTATCCGCCGAAGAAGCCGAAATCATCGGCAAAGAAATTGGGGTCAAGCCGGTCATGCCCGCACGGTTCATAAAATTGGACGAGCGGGAAGAAACGATGGCGGACCATTACGGCACGCCTTGCCCGTTCCTAGTCAACGAGCAATGCAGCATTTACGAATCGCGTCCGCTCGCGTGTCGAACGCTTTTCAATATGGACTCTGACGCGTTGTTGTGTACGGTCGTGCCCGGCGATCCACCGAAAGTGCCGTACTTGGATCACAGGAATTTTACTAACGTTATCGTGCGCGCGTTTATGGATTCCCCGCTTCGTTATGCGGACCTCCGTGATTTCTTCCCGAAGGGAAAACGATGATTGAAACTTACACATGCAAGGGCAAAGGCGGCATGTATGAAATTATCGGCACGGCCAAGGGCGCCGGTACAAGCCGCGATGGTGTCATTATCGTCTACCGCGATACCGCGACCGGCGAACTGTATTACCGCACGCTTGATGATTTCGCCGCACGCTTGGAACGCATAGCAAAGGGGAAAGGCAGGCCATGACCACGGCGCCCGGAAAACCAAAATGGCTTGGCCCGCGCCGATGTTGGTATTGCGGAAGGCAATTGCAAGGAAAGCTCGGCGGCGGCTATCACTTCGCCACCATCAAAGACCCGCTAGGAAACGAATTACGCGTACACAAGGATTGCGTAAGCCATGCGGTCGGCAACGGTTATATAGAAATTAAAAATGAAGAAATCAAAACCCCTGATTGAATCGCGCTTGATTCTCGGCGCGCAACCGCCCGACGACATCGCACAAGCGATCCGTGAATCGGAAAATCTTGCCCCTGATGCGGTCATCAGTCCGTGCGTGTTTGAAGTGCAGGTATGCGGGCAAACGCGCTATTGCTGTTGGTCAGGCGGTCGTATGATGCCGGGCGAAGACGGGAACCCCGAACCGGAATTTACGCCAATGGGGCACGTCGCATTTGCGGCTTTATTGTCGCTGCCGTTCCTATCAAAGAAAAAAATCATCATTCAGCAAATCGTAAAAGGGCGAACGCCAATACGTGACAAGGTAATCAACGCGTTTTTGGCGTCACGGGGCACGAAGGCGCCAATCTGTTTTGTTGGTGACTTGGCTGGCGAACTGGACGGGGAAATGTTCAAGTCTGTGAACATGGCTGGCTTTGTCGAACTGTCCGAATGTATCGAACGAAACAAGGGAAACGCATGACCGACCTACTAGACGAAATCGGCGCAAAACTCCGAAGCGGGCAAGACATCACCTATAACGATGCCGCAGATTTGTTTGAGCAAACATTGACCGGAAAATACGCAATGGTATGCAACGGGCTGTCGCGTGCCGATATACTAGCGCGCTTGCACGCAAAGTTTCCTGATGCCGCCGCCCTTAGTGCGTATATGCGTCAAATGCTAGCCGCGCTTGATGACTTGCAACGAACGGGAAACGCAACTCATGGACATTGACCATGTGCGCGCACTGCTACGCGATCACATTAAGCACCGCTACGAATCGCAAGCCGAAGCCGGGCGTGTGTGGAGCGTATCAACCGCATTTGTTAACATGGTCTTGAACGGCAAGAAACTTCCAACTAAACCGATGTTAGAGGAATTGGGTTTAGAACGCGTCATCACATACCGCAGGAAAAACAAATCATGACCAACGAACATGCGCAAGACATAAATTACCATGCCCCTTTTATCCTCTGGACCGTGTACGACAAAACCACAAAGGATTTTCCTGGCGTTTATGTCGCGCGCAAGTTCACACTGAATGGACCGACGCACCATCACATGACGAGTGAAGACCTCGACGCACTGCGCGAAGCGCTTACCAGAATGGGTTTTTGCAAAATGGCGCGAAGCCCCGAAGATGATCCGGTTATTATTGAATCGTGGATTTGATGATTACTCAACTACTTCATGAAATTGAATTGATATTGCCGCCGCCGAATGTTGGCGGCATCGGCGGGTTTCGCCATTGGTTCTACGGGGATAACATTCAAGTTTATATTCGGGTCAATCAGCGCAACATATACGGTCGCTTTGTCCGCACGCTTGAAGTATCGAACATAACTATTGACGAAGACGCACGCGGGAAGGGTTATTTCTCGCGCCTGCTTGATGGATTGATAGCACTCGCAGACACGCGCGGGGAAACGCTCTTTGCCGAAAACGTCATCAGTGACATTGTGCGCGGCGCCATTATCCGGCGCGGCTTCGTAGACTACCAGGGCGACGGGGCGAATTACATAAAACTTCACACAACCGAAAAGGTGAACCAATGAAAAAACAAAACACCGCGCAAGAATCGGCAGTGGCCGACGCAATGACGATGATTAACGGATTAGAACTGCCTTATCTCGTTGAACTGGCAAAGTGTCTTGAACAGCATATCGAACAGCGCCGCAAGGCTGACATTTTCGATGCGCGCCGGAAAATCGAAGCAATCGCACGCAACGTCGGCTTGACGATGGATGACTTGCTGAACACACCAATCAGCGGAACAAAAGGCCACTTACCGCCGAACTATGCGGACCCGAACAACCCCGACCGCACATGGTCGGGCCTTGGACGGAAGCCGAATTGGATTCGCGAATATGAAAACCAAGGAATTACGCTGGATCAGTTACGCATCGCGAACACTGAAAGGTAAACATGGCTCCATGCGATCTAGTGCCCGGCGATGTTGTCCAGCTTTCGCCCGAAGCTCGTAACCCTATGTTTGCTTGCTGCATGATGACTGTCAGCGAACCTAAAGAATGTGGGGCGCAAGGTTATGTCCAGATGACGGGCGAAAACGGCATGATCGGCGGTCGGGCTTTTTACCGTGCGCAATGGGAAGAAATGGAATATGTGGGGCATGCTCAATGGATTATCAAATGAACGCCTATACCGTCACCAATACGCACGGCTGCAAAGTCATCAGTGACCCGATTCCGATTTGTGATTTTGCCGCGCTGATGATGGTATGGGCGGACCATCAAGACCCCTCAGACAGATGGGTTTGCGATTCGATGCTGTCCCATGCTTTGGGTGTGTCATTCGTTTGTGGCCCACAGTCCGCCACTCGGGCATGGCGTAAGGAACTCGGATTAAGTGAAAACACGAAAGGGGAATGAGAATGGAAAACGAAAAAAAGATTGACCCCGAAACGATGACGGAAAATATGGAAGCCGCACGAAGATTCATCTCAGACATTGCCAAATCTGGTCAAAAGAACGGAATTCCGCCCGCCGTTGCTGTTACGGTTTTGGGACTGTTCTCGCGTGCCGTTGTCCAAATGTATATGGCCGACGGCATGTCGAAAGAAGAGGCAACAAGGGAAGTCGTTACCGATTTCACGGACGGACTCGGAATAAAGGCAATCTTTCGCCTGTCTGCAAAAGATGGCGGAAAGCCGCACTAGGGGGTCAAATGAACCGCCCTTGGACCGCTGATGACGACGCCGTGTTAAGCGCGTCCTATGACCGGGAACGAACGACGGACATAGCCGCGCGCCTTGGTCGCGCAGTATCCGCCATTTACAAGCGCGCCGAAAACCTTGGACTAAGTAAGCCGCGCATCAAGCCGCGCGCCCCCAACGCGGCGCCAATCGGCACGATACGCCGCAGCGGGCGACAAGGCTACCAATTCATCAAGATCAAACAGGGCGGATGGCCCGAAGCATGGCGCCGCCTGCATCATGTCGAATGGGAAAAGGTAAACGGACCGATACCGGACGGTTATGTTATTGCGTTCAAGGATGGCAATGCCGAAAACATCGACATCGATAACCTAGAACTGGTCCACAAAGATGAATGGATCAAGCGATTTATACCGGAACACACATTGCCGCCAGAAATAGCCGAAGTAATCCGTTTAAAGGCGTCGCTTACGCGCACGCTAAACCAGCAGAAAGACAAAGAGAATGAAGAAAACGAACACCATTCAAGAATTGCGGGAAATCCTGTTTGAAACACTGCGCGGCGTAAAGGACGGCACCGTTTCAATTGAACGGGGCAAGGCCGTAGGAGAACTAACACAGACAATCGTGAACACAGCAAAAGTTGAAGTTGAATTTATTAAGGCGACGAAAGGCCGGGTCAAGGGTTCAGGATTCATCCCCGAACAGGACGCGCCAGCACTTCCCGATTCCGCCAGCGAATAAAGGAAAAGAATAATGAGCAACGACAAAGACGAAAACAAAAGATGCAGTTCATTTTTAGACGATACTCTTAACTCTGCACGGAAAAACGAAGTGCATCCGAATTCGATATTTTTTGTGTTCGGACTAATCGGGAAAATGGCTGTTGAAGCCCAGGAAGAAAAAGGCATTGAACACGGGCAAGCAATGCTTTCCGTCGTCAGCAACTTCATGGAAGGATTGGGAATGAAAACAGTCAGTGTTTCTGATGATGGCGAAAACACGAGCGTGCATTAAGGCGGAAAAATGGACGACAAACACCGGCAAATAGTAACGTTGCTCAACCAAGTTCAAACGTTATTGGAAGAGTCGAACCGCATCGCCGGGCCGCATTTGCCGTATTGGCGCCGGATGCTCGGCGCTTTCCGCTCGTCGCGATTGCTGCATCGCGTGGGCGATTTGCTGGATAAGGTGGACGAGTTGCAAGGGCGTCCGCGTGCCGCCGAAAAACTCTTTGGGGTCGGGCGCGACGGCTGGCGGGTTTTTCAGTTTGTGATGGGCGTACTCAATGCGTGGGCCGCGATTGATTCGGCGTATAAAGCGCAGTGGTTCAGTATGACAGCATCCGTTATTTGCGTCGCCTTTACCGCGTGTTGGCGGTTGCCGTACAAGCCGCCGCGCCATCGACAATCAACCAACGAAGGGAAGTTATGACGAAACACCATTACGACTATCAACGAAAAACAGATGACGAGATTGCAGAACTAGCGAAACGCGTATATCGCAATGAAGTGTTTGTTAGTTGGATGATCGACAGACCGGGCGATTTGCCGTTTGTGTTCATACCACTTTCATTAATTGACGAATCAACCCGGCAAGGCATGATAGAAAATGAAATTCAATTCGTGTACGAAGATTATTTGCGCGCTGGCCCGATTGCATTTAACGGCCATCCAATCTTTTATTCATTCAGTTGCTTGAATAAGGAAGACGGGCACCGATTGCAAGTTAAGATAAAAGAAATTGCGGACCTTATCGGCTAGGCGCTCACATCAACGCGCGTTCAGCTTCACGGCGCCGCACCAGCCCGCGCAGCACGCGCCCGCCGCCCATCACCCATTTCATGATTTGAACCTTGGCGCCGTCCCAATCTCCCGCGTTGACCTTGCGCCGCAAGGTTGATGCGCGCAGGTTTCCGGCGCCCAGGTTGAACGTGAAATCGATCAGCGTGGCCAAGCGTTCCGGCGTGTCCACGTCAGGGCATAGGCGCAGGACCGCAGGCAGATAAATCGTACGGACACCCCAAAGTAAAAGCGCTTCGCCCCGCTCGCGCGTAATTGGCGGGTCCGTCAATTTGACCGCGCGCCCGTCCTCGTAAAACGTCGCACCGAAACCAATGGTAGGTATGCCAGCGGGGCATAGATACGGATGCGGTATAAAGCCCTCAAAGCGACGTGCGAGCGCCGCCGCGACTTCAACGGCCAGCGCTAGAAATTCGGCGCGCGTCATTTGCCACGCTTGAATAACATACGGTCGGCCACGTACACGCCAAGCGCTGCGCCGACAAGGGACCAGCCTTGTTCGTCCAGCGTCCAATCGTGTCGATAAAAGTTCAGGACAACCAAGGCAATGCAGACAGTCGCCAGCGCCGGACGAATCACGCCGTTCCAAATATCGACAAGGGCAAAGCCGGTCAATTGCCCCGTCATCGTAACCGCACGCCCGAAAATTTCGGCGTCGATCTTCCCTAGGTCCGCATCTGATTGGACGCGGATTAGCTCAACGCCCATGTCATGCTGCGCCCGCATGGATTCAAGCTGCCGAACGTGCGCGGCGGCGTCAAGCTCGCCTTGCAGGCGCAGGCGGTCAAGCTCGTGTTGATGCTCTTGGCGCGCGGTCAGGAATGCGGATATTTCGCCCCAAATCATGCGAAATACGGACCCGCCCAGGAAGGAAATAACGGCGCTGAACATTATTCTTTAATCACTTTCTGGATGGCGTCCAGCTTCTCAAAAATGCGGACAAACGTAACGTGCAATTCCGTGCGCGGCGCGTACTGTTCAACCAGTTTGACGTGCAACATGCTCACTTGCTCTTGCAAGCTTTTAACCATCGACCAAAGAATGTTCAACCACCACCCAAACCCGGCCAGCAGGATTGCACCAGCTATGTTTAAAAGGTCTTGCGGACTCATTTAGCGTACCTCCGTTCTCGTCAAAAAATCATGCGAGCGTCACGCTTTTCCAGGCGCCGCCGATGTAAAGATAAAGCTTGCTGTTAGTCGTATCGATCACTGCCGCAACGCATCCGGTCGGGACGCTCGCAGGCGTCCCGGTCGGCGTCCCGGCGCACGTCGGCAGGCAGGTAAAACCGCCCGTTGCACTCGTCGCCAATGCCGCGCCGCTGCCGTTCAGTACGACATTCCCACGCGCCCCCGTGCCCGAACTAGCGCCGCCAGTGAGGGTTACATTGCCGCCGTTTGCGTTGCCCGTGCCGCTCGTTCCAGCGGCGCCGCCGGTTAGCTTTACATCGCCACCGGCACCGGGCGCACCGGCTCCGTTGCCGTTGCCGCCAGCGCCCGCCGTAAATTGGACAACCCCGCCAACAGCGCCCGCAAAACTGGAAGTAGGATTTCCGCCCTTGCCGCCAGTGAGGGTAAAGCTTGCTGCGGCTGGCCCATTACCAAAGCCAGCCGCCGACGCATCCCCGACTGTAATAGCGATGTTCCCGGCCACGCCGCCAGAGTTAGGCGGCGTTTGCGTCTTGATCGTCACCGCCCCACTAGCGTTCCCGTTCGTAGCCGATGCCGCGCCACCCTGCAACGTAACCGCCCCGCCAGCGCCCGCACCGTTCGCACCGCCAGTGCCGCCTGAAATCGTGACAGCGCCAGCCGCGCCATTGGTTGCAGTGGTTCCGCCTTTGATGGATACGTTGCCGCCCCCCGCTGAACTGGCGTCAGCAGGTTGAATAAGGATATCACCGGGCACGGCG